TTACCACAAAGCAACCTTTCCGCCTATTCCCAAATCAAGGGTGGCCGTTGTAATTCCCAAAGCTTGGAATACTCTACTCATCGTGGAAAGGGTTATAGAACTTTTACCGCTCTCCAACTTACAAATTTGAGAGCGTTTCACGCCTACTTTTTTGCCTAATTCCTCCTGTGTGAGGTTCTGTTTGAGCCTTTCTGCCTTGATAGCCTCTCCAATGTAATAAGCCTGCAAATCATCTTTGAGTTGAGCTTCCATAGCGTCCCTTTCGGGAGTGCCCACCTTTCCCCATACATCATCTATCAATTTGTCTGCTGGTGTGAAATTCATCTTTGCCATATCTGTTACTTTTTATCATTAAAATATTCTTTCCTTATTCTCTCTGCCTTTTCTATCTCCTTTTTAGGGGTTTTCTGCGTCTTTTTCACTATCCCGTGAGTAACCACTACCAAAGCCCCTTTCTTGGTGTCCCAGAAAGCAAACAGACGGTAACAAATTCCGTTGAAAAGCGTCCGTAACTCCCATATATCAGAGTTTTCCAATTTCTTGAAAACGTCCTTTTCTATTAGACCACTCTGCACTCTACGAATATTATACGCTATCTTCTGCTGTGCCTTGAATGGCTGCTGCCTTACAAAACTGTTCGCCTCATCGCTTAGTATTATGGTTATCGTATGCCCGGCCATATCGTTTCTTGTTATATTTACAAAGATAATAATTTGTTTCCAAATTAGCAAACAATCGTATCTGTTTTTATTCTATTTTAGAAAAATTTCTCTCTCGGCTTGCCGTTCGTCTTACTCCACCCGGCATGAAAGCTCGGAGGGGAGATGTTCAGGAAATTGGGATCCGATATATTATAAACATCGGTATCTTTATATTAATGCTTAAAATATTACGTTTCATATCGCCTTAAAATCCAATCGGCCTAAATTGTCATTTATAGACTTAATGATACTTTCCTGTATCAAGGTTCCGCATTGGGTTGTTAGTTGTATAAAGTGATCTGTATCATTATCTGATACAATTCCGTACTTGTTTTTCCAGTTGCAAAAAGAGTTCTCTATATCCCGCAATCCTGCCAACATGATTAATAACTCCCTTGTCTGTCCACTGATGACTGCGTTACGCATGGTATCGACGCTACGATGTTCGATTACTTCTACTGTCTGTTTATCTTGTTTTGATTCGTTCGTTTCCATATAAAAAAGCTTATTGTTTAACCTATGTTTGAAATAGCGGGAATCCTCCCGGACACGTCCGCTACCGGTGGGATAGCTTACTTTCACAAGCGGCTACCCCGTCTATAATTTAACAAACATAAAAAGCACCCTATTAGGGTAGGGCAACCCCGGAGCGGATAAACCGCCCCTTTGGATTTGTATAATTTATGGATATAGCTGGTATTATGCCAATAGTTTGGTATTGAACAATTCAATGACAAACTTTCTGCCAGATTCGGTCCAATACATGTGTTCTCTTGATTTCTGTACTCCGTTATCCATATAAGGGTAGGGGACATGTCTGGTAAATCCTTTACTGCGGTATTTGGCCGTGAGGAAATAAACAGAAGATTGTCTGTATTGAACTCCCCATTCACATAGTAGTTTGTTCAGCTTGATCGCCGATACACCTAAGAATGCCGCTATCATGTTTGTCGTTACAAGTCCTTCACTCGACATGATTTCATCGTAACATTTACCTTTGGGGGCGAGGACCTTTATAGTATCGTCCTTCATGGATATTTCCTCGTCTTTTCTCTCGATGATAATTTGTTTTTGGGCATTTTCAGCTTCGAGCTGTTTTAATCGTTCTTCTCTTTTGGCAAGAGTGGCTTGTGCAATGGTTAGCGCACGTGCCATGATTTCTTCTGGTGTGTCTTCTTGCTTGGTGGAGATGTAGCCTCCGGTCTTTCGGATTGAAGGTAAAACTTCGCTCGTTATCCATTTGCGAAATGCTTTTGCTTCTTGTTTCCTGCTATCAAGAATAACATCATACATTCCATCTTCATTAACGAATAACATCTGTTGTATGCCTCCTGTTGTTTCAAGGGGGTAAGTTGAAATTACCTCCTTGCTAAGTCTTTGATTTACGCCTTTTGATGATAATCCAAGACATCTACATAAATCACCTAAGCAAAATTTAGGCTCATCGCTTGTACCTGCGGTACGGATTTCACCGAATCTCGGTGAATTAAAAATTTGAATGTTAGATTGCATATCTGTAAGCATTTAAAGATATGTTATAAGCAAACGAAAAGCGGCTGCCATATACGCTGCTTACAGATAATGGTTTCCACTCCACAGAGCGAAATATCTACGTATAGGCAACCGCCAATATGTAAAAGTATAGGCATAAAAAAAGCCCAACTTTCTATTGAGCAAATTAACCGCTTGCTCTGCGAAATGGGTTACCATTATCATGTAAGCATTACAAATGTATTGAATTTTATGAAGTAATGCTAATTATTGGGCACAAAATTATAGCATGGAATCTTGAAAGTATATGAATTTCATACATAATTCAATATTATTAACCTTAGAGGGCTATTATACGATTTACTAAGGCGGAGATTCGTAAGGCAAAATTCAGTTTAAAGTAAAATCCCCATATCTTCGCAAATAAAGACATGGGGATTAATGTTTATTTATTGAGGGGTCAAATTATCACTTCAATTTTCAGCTTTCCGCCGAGACCACGCTCCACGACATCATATAAGGTTTTCAGAGTAATGTTCTCGCCATCGTTTTCCACTTTTGAAATGAAGGTGCGCTTCTTATCTATCTTGCTGGCAAGTTCGGCTTGCGTCATTTCCTTTTTCTCTCTTGCACTACGTATTTTGAACCCGATCCTCAAAGCTTCAAGTTCACGTTCTATTCGGTCTCGTTCAGGAGTACCGACTTGACCATAATATTCGTTTTTAATTTGGTCTAATGTTTTTGTGTTCATGTATTTGTCTCCTTTCTTTTTTCTTCGTAATATTCATTCATTAACCTCACGGCTCGTTCTATTTCCGTCTGTGGTGTTTTCTGTGTCTTTTTCTGAAAGCCGGTCAATAAAATAATGAATCTATTTCCATCAAAGAAACAAAAAATACGGAATATATTATTGCCAAGCTGAACACGGACCTCGAAAAGCCCGTTTGTACCCTCGATATATTTCAAATACGTTGTTGGGATACGTTCAACTTGTTCGATGATGTCTAATATCTTAATGATTTTATCCCGAACCTTTTGAGGTTGGTCTTTAAAGAAATCATCGAAATAGCTTTTATAGGTTATAACTTCTCTTAGTTTCATATTACAAAGGTAATTTATAAATGACATATATGCAAGCATAAATAGGTGAAAAGTATGTTTTTAACATATTATACGGACAAATTGATGAAAGATGTTTCCCAAAAAGTTGTAACAGAAAAGGTAAAAAGAAAGCGATGAAAAATTAATCTCACCGCTTTTTATATGCCTCAAAATAGATGTGTAAACAAATGCCAAATTAGAGTCGTACAAACATCAATTCTTTTCTTTCTTTTTAAAATCAAAGGAACTATCCGTATTTTATCGAGCAAGCCACGAACAAGGCCATAGCTCCGAATATGGCACTTGCTATTGCGATGATGGTAGTTATAATCCATTTCCAGTCTATGGGATTGTGCAAGTTAGGATTGGTAGCAAGATAGATTTTCCCATATTTTGTCATGCGGACATCTTCAAGTTCATGCCCTTCGTTCCATAGCCCTTTGACAAGGCCCAATCTTTCCAGAGAGTCTACGCATGAAATGAATATATGGTGCGGATATGTGTTTGGGCAGACAATCCCGCTGCTGATTAAACGTAACACTTGCTTCTCCTGTTTTGATAGCTTGATTTGCTTCATGACCGTTTCTCTACAATGACAGCAAAAACTTATACGCTTTAAGATGCTTGTTCAATCTCGGTAAGTCTTCCTCTATTATTTGAGGTAAACGGGTTACGTCCAAATTGTCCTCCAAGTCGTGCAGCTTTACTTGTCTTCCAATAGGATTCAATCTACACCGTTTTATGAAATCGTCATAGATCTCATCATCGTTACGAGTGACAGAAAGTATAGCATCCACAATATTATGAGGAAAGCCTTCCATTAGTAAATATTCAGCAGTAACTTCGGTATCTTCTATCGTGTCATGCAATAAAGCTACTATGCGCTCCTCATCTGTTTTGCATCGGTTTGCCACACGGATAGGGTGGAAGATGTAGGCTGCTCCAGCTTTATCGGTTTGTCCGCTATGGGCTTTGACGGCGATTTGAAGGGCTTTTTCTAATAGTGAATTTTTAGTACATGTCATATTCTGATTTGGGTATTTCTATACCTCCTAATATTATCTCGCAAACGGTTTCATTTGACTGTGATATTTCCTTTTCATTGCGTCTTCCTTTGTGCTTAATGAAAGCATTTGTCTTTCCATTTTCAAGAACAAGACGTATTGCAGATTCTTCAAAATCGTCTAAAATATAGACTTCTTCACCCGCTTGTAATTTTTTTTGTAGGATATTTAGGTTCATATTTATATGTAAAGATAATTATTTTTATCGGAAATGACTATAATATTCAATAGATTTTTCTACTATTTTTAGTGCTTCATTACTTGATTTATCGAGTATGCGCCATTGCTCATAATATTTATGTCCGAGACCACCTTCCATTCCTGTCTCATTATGTATTTCTTCCCAACGTTTTTTCCCAAGAATACGTTTCGCATCTTCCGGCCTTTCTTTTGCAAAAATCATACGTTCCGTATTAACCTGTATTTCCGCAGTAAGACCATTTGTGGTTCTTATGTTTACGATGTTTCCACTATATCCCATGAATGATTCTGGTTTTTGCCTTTTAAGGCGTAAGAAGCCTTCCGTTTTGTACAGCTCTTCTAACACATCTTCTATTCGGGACTTCGGAACGATTATGGTTGTTATTACAGCATCTTTAATATCGTATGGAGTTATACCTTCTGTGATGACTTTTCTTGTGATAGAAGTTGTACTCTTGAAATTAATAGGCGTAACATAACCACCATTTTTTATTGCGATCCGTTCTGCTGTGGACTGTACTTCATCTCCCACTGATGATGCTCGTTTTACAATTTCCGAAATGGAACTTTCAACTGTTATTTTCTGATAAACGGATTTATTATCACGCAAAAAGTATGGTAAAGTATTACGTTTTTTTGCTGTGCTGATGCGCTCTTGATTATCTAATACCCACTTTTTGAAAGCGTCCGGTACGTCTTTAACTTCGTTCACGCTTGCTTTCGAGGCTTCACTACGACCGTCCCATTCCCAAAATTCTTCTTCCGTCTTTAAAATGGGTATCTTGTAACAGCGACAATTGCTTCCCCAAAAACATTTTCCGTTCCTGCGGATATACATGATATGGTTCTCCGCCAGCGTGAGGTCATAAACGTAGCCGTCGTAGGCAACGGTTTCCTTGTTGAAAGTGAGGTGTATATCATACTTCACATCAACGCCGGTACGCCCACGGAAAAGCGCACCTTTCGATTGGTCAAACGCCGCCGCCGCTTGGTGCTCTATCCGTCCGTCCCCTTTGTTAAGGTAGACCATTTGATGCTCGGGCGTAACAAGGCAGTCGAGCGAGCGATTGTAGAAGTGTACCATTTCTCCATAATATGAGAAACATTGCCTATCGATAAAATCAACCCATTCTATATTACGTGTATTTGGATTTAACGATAATATCAAATCATCATCTAAAACGTCTTTGAATAACTTCCAACCTCTATTCGTCAGAACTTCGCTATCATCTGAATAACAAAGGGGATGCCAACCGGTCCATTGGAAGTCTTTCGGGTATTTTCCAGCTAGTATATCGCAAATGTCTTGAAAAGGCTTTCCGTTGCAAGTATGGTTGTTGCTTAATTTGATTTCGTACCCCACAACGAAGTCCATCTGCTGCCAGCGTAGGTTTTCTGCTTGGCGGTATGCCATATTGATTTCGGAAGCAGCCAAACGGATAGAACGATACTCGCAATCCATTGATCGTGATGCTTTTCCGAACCTTTCCTTGTAATCCTTTTGCAGTTGTGGAAAATCGAGCAGATATTTGGAGATTTGTTTACTTAATATGATTGCACTCGTGCCTTTCTGAATAGCACATGATATAGCCTCTTCAAGTTCCTGCTTATACAGGGTCGATTGATTCCACAACTTATCTGATATGGTAAATCCTTTATCCTTACGTTGCTGGAACGCTTTCAATGCATCATTATTGGGCTGGTATAGGATTTCGTAATTCTTCTTGCCTATGGTAGCACCATAAGTTTGCAATACTTTGTTAGCAAGTAGGTCTTGAACTTCGTTGCTGTTTTTCCATTCTTCAGAAGTGCCACTATATATTACAGCTCCGATGTCCTCAACGAACCTTTCTTGTAAGTCTCTTATCCGTTTTCTTGTTTGGGGATAATCCGACCACATAAACGGCCTATCACTATCAATAGTAAAATCGGTAATTCCGACTATTTTAGCCGCCTCTAAATTCAAATCCTCGTATATGGATTCCACAAGCATGACGTACTTGGCAAGCCGTTTATTCAGTTCGCTGTACTTGTGTTTCTGATTTGGAGTTTTCGGCTTTGCCATTGCGTATTATTTATTTCAACCCTGTCAGATGATATACAGACCGTCTTTCTCTTGAAAACTGATATTCTCCATAATTATCTAATTAAATTGCTGACTCTCCGAATATATTGTTGACCCTGCTCTGAGAAGTACTAGCCTCTTCTTGCTGTATCTGTTCCAATGTAGCCTGTGCGTCATTGCTATAACCTGCCTGTTGGATAGATTCAAGCTGTGACATGACTGGTTTTCCGCCATTAAGTTTCAATAAGCGATCTGCTGTGGCATCTTCATCTTGTTGTATGAAGGGTGTAATGATATGTTCAATCTCTATATTATCAATTTCTCTTGCCCATGATGTGTTCATGTACTTTAAAAATTCTTTGATGACACTTGCCTCACGTTCAAAAAGCTCAATCCATGAGCCGCTTTCGTCACCAACCTTTAAGTGTGCATCGGTCAAAAGCATTTGTCTGGCATCATAACCTATGTTCCCCAAAGACTTCATGTTGTCAAAAGAAACGTCCGGCATCTGCGATTGCATCCAATAGAGTTTAAGAAGGGTTTCCACGTGATACTTCAATGCCTCGATAGATTGCGCCCACGATACATACGATACATCTCCATTTTGTTCCACACGGTAAACTCTACGGCTTTCTCCCTTATCCTCTTTGCCTTGTATACCACCGGCTATTTTCAAAATTGGTGCTGAATTATAGGCAATCACGTCAGAGTTACGAGAAAGTGTATATTCCAATTCTTTGCGAATACGAGTTAATCCGTGGTATATAGGTACAGGCCTAAGTGCGTATGCGCCGGGTATTTTCATTAACCGTATCTGTTCAACAGTGCCGACAGGCTCCCAGCCCTTACCATTTTGTTTCCATTTATAATGTTTGTCTGCTGTGTAAGTCTCAAAATAAGTAATTTCTTCGTCCTTTACCTTTTTTGTGTATTCAAAGGACATTGCAAGCATATCGTCAAGTTCGTCAATCAATGGATATAGTTTTACGCCCTCCATTGGTGAGTATGTCTTGCATTTTAGCTTATACTTACTTTTAAACCCATATAATGTATTGGGCTTTTCTACTACATACCAAATTGTGAAGATTTCGCATGATGCGAAATACGCATTTGCACGTTTAATATTTTCTGTATCAATTCGGGCGTACTTGTAAATTGACTCTATAGCCTTTGCTATCTGTTGGCGGACTTCAAATCCTTCTGTGTTGTGATAGATACGTTTTACAGGAATAGCAAACATGAACTCGGTCATACGCTTTGTAAGCAGCTTTTCAAGGCCAATGTAAATGCGTGATGCTTCTTCTTTTGTCCCGTCTTTGCGTATTTTATCCTTTCGTGTTATAGTATCTTTGGCTATTTCATGGAATGATGGTTCATACGCTTTAATAAGAATTTCCCATGAAGGAACACAAACGGATTTTCTTTTTAAGTCATTGATAATATTATCAACGGGTCGGGCACTGTCTAATATAGTGGTTATTTCGTCCATAGGCATGTTTCGTATTACTTCATACGATTTTTTTTCAAAAATAGTAAAAGTGAATGAAATTCATTCACTTTTAAAACTAAATTTGTTTAATCTACTATATTTGACAGTTTTAGTGTTTTCCAGCATTCTCCGTTGAGCGGCAAATTTGATACAAATACAGTAATATCGCTGACACTCCTTTCAGGTAGCAAGATTTAAGAAATGAAATATATTTCTTAAACTCTACTATTAGAGAATCAGCGATATTTACTGCCTTTATTACTATTTTGAATATACATTAAATCTCACCTTATTCCTACTTCTGAAATTCACTATATCTTCGATCATTCTGATATAATCATCGGAATTTACACATGGAGTGAAAGCACGGGGATTGAGTTTTATTTTCTTTAATACGAGCTCATTGTCAAAGTCTTCACATCGATATAGCTTTATAATAGCTGCTACAAACTCCCTTCTCCTGTATATTGGTGAACTCTGGTTTTCACAAAAGGGTTTATAAGCCATTACCATATCTGCTAGTTTGCATGAGGTTTCAAAATCTTTTATAACAAAAAGACCTCTTCGTATGGCACTATGGTTTAGGTGTCTCTTTTTATCATAATCACAAGTCAAAGACATTCGCAAGAAAAATTCGCATATAGAGATTGGGAAATCTGGATACCTTTTTTGAAACTCCATCATCTTCACATACTCTTTTTTACCTTCATCTGCATAGGATTTAACAAAGTCTTTTTTTTGCCAATTCCGAGCTTCCATATTATACATACGCACCTGCTCAACGCCGTATCCTTCTACTATGATGTATCTTATAGGTTTATGTAGTTCCTTTGATGCAAGAAAACGGTTTTGCCCATCTATTATTTCAAATTTTTCATTCACAATAATAACTGTAAATAGGAATTGCTCATTCATTTGAGTTGCAATCTTCTTGTAATGGTCAATTTCCCTATTCCCTTTTTCCATGATATGAAACTTATCGTAGTCGTATGTTTCATAAACAGATGCTATTTGTTTGTCCATTGTATGATAATTTAATTTGTAAATAAACTTTTTATGATAATAAGATTAGAAATCGCAAGCGTGAGTATATTGCTTTTTCAGGCTTTCTAAGGCTTTTTCTGTAACAAGGTATGCGTAACTGTTTTTACTGCTTATGCGCTTGATAGAACGTGTCTCTTTGAGAACAACAGGCTTATTGAAGATGATTTCATACCTGTTACCACAGCTCGTTATTCGAAAATCAACACTACGCTTATATCTGTCCAATTCTGTTTCTTTGTATTCACCTTTGGGGACAAAATTAGGATTGGACACAAAGTAGCCTTCTGCTACCAATATACCATTTGAGTTATATACTTTCATAATCGTGTTTTCATGACATTATCAGTAATTTTGTTTCCTGTGCTATCAAATACTTCTATAGTTGGTCTACCTCCGTTATCAATAGGAGAAATGGTCTCTGATGTTTCATATAAAGTTTCTCCGTCTGTAACCATTATCTGCTTGTCATCTTCAAAACAAAGTACATCTTCACCTCCCCATGATTTTATTATTTCTAACGCTTCTTTATAACTTTCCGCTTCGATAGAAAACTGAGTACGCTCCCAACATGTTACTTTGCGGTCTTGATAAAAATCAAATGTGTTCATTGCTCTTATGTAATATGTCTTATTTTATTTCACTTATTGTAAGTTCTGGATATTCAGCACCTCTTGCATTTTCCAAAAAAATCATTGTGTTGCAAAAATCAACTGCTTCTTCGTATGTTGCAAACTTAAATGTTACACTTGAACCTTTCTTTGATACTTGGTATTTCATCGTTTTTGTCTTTTAATTGTTAGAAATATTGGTTTCTTTTAGTATTGTAAAGATACTCATTATCAGTGAGTTAGTAAAATATTTACAGCCTTATTTTACTCATAATCAAGAGTTTAACTTTTGCTAACTTTGAAGTTCCTGTTTATATCCTGCTTCGTACCATTATAAAATCTCATCATGTTTATTCTTGTGCCAATTTTTTGCTTAATATTTTTCTTTTTGAGTTGTTCACCCCACTGATAGGCTTCCTCAATGACACTTTTGCAATATTTCTTCTCCCAATTCTCGCAGAAAGGATATGACTTGTATATACTCTCAATCATATTTCAAACAATTTTTTATAACTCATTTTATTCCTAATTTTCATCAAATATGCTTTCGATTTTCTCGTTCACCCTGTCGCATGTATCTCCAAAGGAAATGGAAAAAGATTCGTCGCCTACACGGTCTATGATGGATCGCAGGTCACGGGCGATGTGGTTGAACGCTCTCAGTTCTTCCAGCATAGGAAGGGTAACAGTGCCGTCATATTTTTTCAGTAGTGAGAGCAAATCGACAGCGGAGGATTCTGCAATGTCGGCCAACACGGGAATTTTTCTCAGGAGGCGATTGCATTTCTCCTTGTCCTCTTTGCTCATGGTGTCGGTGATTGTTTTTGCCGGGACTTGCTCACGGGTTTGCAGGAGTCGGTCGTATTGTCTTCGCAAGTTGTCAAACAATGCGAAGTCTCCCCTTCTCAGAGCCTTCTCCATCTTCCGGCTGTACTCCTCTTTCAATATTTCAATGTTCATGATTTACTTGTCTTAAATAATTATTTCAATATCAACTCTCTTGGTTCTTTGTCTTCCCATTTTACTTCTGGGAATAAACTGTCACTTAATACAACAACAATAGTCTTGTTGTCTTTAAATCCCCATGTATATTTACGCTTAAATGGTTTAGTTGAGTACATAAACAATTTTCCACTTTCGTCTCTTGCTATCCACATAACTTATTATTTTTTATTTCGTTTCCAAATAACTTTTTTAAAGAATCCTCTTTCATGTAATTCCAATATACCAATTACTATCCAAGTTATTGGGCTAAGAACTATCAAGAAAAGTGCAACGAATAAATCACCGACAGTGAATTTACCGTCACACCTCATAATATAAATTGTAAGGATTAAAGTCATTATCACACTGAATATGCAGTATATTATAGCCCATGTCATAGTTACTCCTCCCACTCGATTTTAATTGTACATAAATACGATGGCGGACAATTACTTACGGCTTCTTCTCTGTTAGGAAATACGCCAACAGCTAATGTATCTCCATAATTATTTTTGCACAAGTTAACCCACCCCTCTTTCTTTTCAGGGGACATCATAAGGTTAAGATTATTATCATGCTCATCACATACACCATCAATATCATACTGATACGCATTTTCTTCTGTATCACAATTTATAATAGCAACAATTGGAAAGTTTTTATTGTTTAAATCAAAGCAAATAATCCTTGCCTTTCTACCATCTCTCGTGCAGACTGGTTTGCCTGCTTTGGCTGCTTCAAGGTCAAATTCTTTTAAGTTCAATTTCTTTTCTTCCATATCTTCTTTGTTTTGTTTGATTTCTATACTTATTATTTTTTCATGCCAATCATATAATACATAATCATCGCATATAGGTTTATGATTTTTAAAATCTTCATATACCATGAAGTTTTGAACATAAACTTTACCGCCTTTAAAAATTTTGTCGTATATAAAATGTGGCTCTCCGACCTTTTCAAGTTTCTTGAAGATTACAGATTTACTGTCACTTCTATAAGTTCCACTACATTTATCAAGTTCGCAATTACCAACAGCACTAAAAGCACATAATTCAAAAACAGTGGCACAATCATATTGTTTTGGTTGCTCTACGCACTGATACCACTCACCGTTGTACTCAAATATTTCTCCTACTTTTCTTTCCATAATCATACGCTTAATTATTCAAATTCCATTATCTCCTTATCCCATAGTTGGGCCACGAAATTTTCTAACTGGCAGCCTTTGGATTTTTCCCAACCGGGGCAAAGGCATACCTCATCGCATCCCATAAGAGCCTTTATATCGTTTCCCAGAAGTTCATGATAGGGTTTGTCCAAATCGGGGTTTACATCGAAGTCTATCGGTGTGACGACACGGTATCCTTTCATTTCGAGGACTCCCGAAACGTATAGTATTTCACTTTCCACTTCATCGAAGTCCCTGCCAGTAATGGGTAGGGAGATGTAGATTTTCTTTTTACTCATAATACAACAATGTTAACTAAACTATTAAAAGAGTTAATTTGATATTTGATAACTAAATATCGAAGTCGATTTGCATCGAACTTGATTCGGAACATTAACACCTCCTTTCCGGCGAACTGTCATTCGCCATCATCTTGTCCATTCTCGTGTGAGAAAGACATTAAGCCCAATGTCCTGTAACTTTGGGCTTTTTTTAGTTGCACTTGACAGGGTGCAACTTATAGCTTGTCGATACAGGTCGGCAGGCAAAACGGAAAGGAGGTGTTAATGTGAAAGATCAAGTTCAAAATGAAAGTGGGAAAATCCGCATATTCTGCCGTTATATCATCAAGAACGGTAAAAAGATTTACCCTAAAAGGTCTAAATACTTTTCGTTCTTGGTGAGCGATAAGAAAAGTGCGTGATTTCGCTTTCTATGGGAATGTACAGGCATTCCCTTTCATCTCTACTCCTCCTTCTTTTCCTTCCATGATTATATTTCATTTTAAATCGAATATCTTGCTTGAATCCCTAATAAAATCGGTAGGCATCTTGGCACTCAATTGCTCCATAAATTCTGCAAAATTCATTGCCCGATCCCAACTACTCCATCTATGAGTAATCTCTACTAGTTCAAAAGCATTTAGTAATACCAATTTTTCGTTTTCTTTTCTCAGGTCATTTACCGCATTTCTTACTCTGTGATAAAACTTGTCATTATATCTTTTTGCGTTATATGGTTCCGCACCTTCTCTTGGTTCAATACTACGATATTTAACTGAAAACGAAGGAAGTCTATCTTCGCACATTGCCTTTTGAATATCAATTTCTACCGGTCCATATGGCATAGCATAGAAATTATCAAATATGTCTAAAAGGTCATCGCCTCCATCTTCCTTAGGAGCAGCAGCCAAAAACAGCAGTTTCATGGCTTTAAGTTTAGAAAACGGCTTGTTTTTTAATTCTTCATGAGAATCTCGCCACTCCTCAAAAAGTTGGAGCATGTAATCAAATGCCTCTATTTTATCTATTTCCATAATTTTACTTTACCAGTTCGAAATCATAAACAAATACATAGGGGTTGCTCTCCCATGTGCCTTTACCGCTTATCTTATCTATCAATGCGGCGTAGGCTTCACGAAGATCATGAAAACACTTGCTATGTCTATCCCATGAAAAGCCATAATTCCCATAATAGCATATCCCTTCTGCCATGCAATTAGGCTCCGATATATCCCGCAACCTCTCAATCCTCACATCGGTTATGCGGATTTGGTGTGGCATTAGTTCCGGCTTCACATACATTTTATTCGTCCAGCCTGCACCGTTCGGGAATAAATTAGGATTGTACTCATCATTGTAAAATGAATTATAGCTTTGAGCGACAGCTACGATTTCACCTACTTTATACGGGAGTCGGAATATACTGCCTCCTTCCAGCTTTGCTCCATAACCACAGAGATTACAATAAACGCTACCACCTTCGTTGACGACCAAACTCATGGGCTTGTCCTTCCAATATGCAGATTTATAAAAACGATGTACAGCAGAACAGTCCTCCGGTTGTGGATTCATTATCCGCCTTGTCTGCGTCTTTCTACCTTCAAGTACGGCTTGGGTGAGTCCGTATTTATCATTGAACATTATTTTCTTCATATTTCAATCTCCATTAATTAGATAAACTTCTGTAACCTCGTCGTCTCCATATATCTTACCCATAGAATAGACTTTTAAATTATTAAAGAAATCGCCACTATCTGAAAGATAAAACACTTCGGCTGACTTATCTGGAACTTTCATAAGTTCGTCAATCAATTCTTGTACTGTCATATTCTTTTCTTTTTAAGTCTATATCAATCAACATTTTTGTATCACGTAATGAAAATGAGTGTGCAAAACCGCTTCCGTCATGGTCTACGGCTTCCCATACTATACGATTTTCAGGTGGATAATAGCCGATACAATAAACTTTGTATCCACGATAAATATAATGTCCCTTACTTATCCTTTTCGCTGAATACTTACTCATTGCCAATCAGTTTTCCTTCTTTATCGGTTTGTATTCGTCTGTTTCTTCATCGTATTCATAGCAGTCCGGGCAGTATAGCTTGTCATCAATAATTTTCCATTCTATATAAAGAGCATCTTCTATCGCCAGACTTTCTTCTGGCCATGCATAATAATCTTCATTGCTACAATCCTTACCACAATTGTCGCACACGGCTTGGTACATTTCTACTTTCCGTATCATAAATTCCTCCTTGTTTTTTACATTATTATTTCTGTTTATCCAATTTTTTTTCCTTTTCTTTCATGGCTTATCTACTTTAATCATCTAACTATCTTTTTTTATATACATAAATTTAATATCAGACTTTTCTCTCATTTTTTTTATTTCTTCGATAATAACTTTTCTAATAAACCAGCGTCCACCTGTAAGAAAATAATTTAAACCGCTTACTATTTCTGACTCATATCTCGTTCCTTTATAGATAACTCTATAATAACCACTCCATCCACGATCATGATATTCAAAATTTTGTAAAATATCATTCCTTAATCTTTTCAATAATTTAATCTTCATATCTTATTCCTCCTTTATAATTTCTTTCATGAAACAAATCCAGTGTGTATTAGATCGTTTGCCGGATATATGCCCGAATATTGGTTTTTCAGGTGTGAGTTTGAGAACTTCCGACACTTTGATGTCTGTCTCGTTCCATTTGAAAATCAAAAATCCTCCGGGTTTCAGGACTCGAAAACATTCTTTAAATCCCTTTGCCAGCATATCACGCCAATCTGAATACAGAGCTCCGTATTTAATTTGTTGGTAGCCTGTTGGCGATGCTTTTTCGTTCAAACTTCCGTACATATCTGCCATCTT